ACAAGTTGTCTTTGGTAATTGATCTAAAAATCTATCATAGTATCCTTTGCCTCTACCATATCTTGCTCGTTTTTCATCAAAGACTACTCCCGGGACAATGACTAAATCAACATCTAAAACATTCTCTTTTGGTTCTTGTTCTGGATAATATATTACTTTATCAGAATATTTCTCAGCATCATGTATAAGAAATTGTGTCGAAACTTCGTTCCCAACACTCTTATAGATATTTATATTTCCAGCACTTTTCCACTCATATGTACTCCATACTGATTTTTGTATTTTCTCAGATAGCTCCAAACACTCTTGAGAACACATACGATTTCTACGATACATCATCATATTTCTCAAGAATATTTTAAGAGCAAACATTACGGTCCTTTTGGTCTTTCCATTAACTCTATTTCAACTTCAATCACTTTACCATCTCGCAATACTTCCATCTTAACTACTGTACCCGGAGCATGCTGTGCAATCATTGTCGCAAAATTAGTATGTCGTGCAATTTCACCATCTAACTTTTGAACAATATCATTTTCTTTTAATTTACCAAATGCCGCCCCATCTTTAGTTACCTTTACAATAATAACATTTTTACCAAAATCCAATTTATTCTTTTTCGTTTCATTACGATCTAATAAACGATAATGAACTCCCAAGTAACTCCATTTAATTTGTTCACCATTAGCTAATCGTCTAATTATATTTTGTGCATACTGACCATCAATAGCAAAACCAAGTCCAATACTTCCACCAGCTTCTTGACTAGGACTTGGTGAGAGTATCAAAGTATTAATACCAATCACTTCTCCATCTGCATTGAACAACGGCCCACCAGAATTACCACGATTCATCGCTGCATCTGTCTGGACAAATGGAACAAAAGGAGGAGCAGCCCGAAGGATAGTCCTATCAACAGCAGAAACGATACCGAAAGAAACACTAAAGTCCAATCCAATAGGTGACCCAATGATAATCGCATGACCTCCCAACCTCGGCTTATCACCCCATGTGACTGCTGGAAACTTCTCCTTGTCATCATTCTTAATTTGGAGTATTGCGATGTCGGATGTTGCATCATAATTAAATACTGTCGCTTCATATATTGCATGATTACTAAATGCTACTCTAATTATACTTTTATGATTGAGGGCATTTCTTATTACATGCCAATTCGTAACAACAGCACCAGTTTCATGTATAACAAAACCACTACCAGCAGAAAATGGATTGACCTCTGGTTGTGGAGGACCCATTGGTTCTCCTGGTTTTACAAAACGCCGTACATCACTCTTTACTGGCTGTTGTATTTCAACAGAAACAGTTACAACTGCCGGCATTACTTTTTCTATAATAGTATGTGGTGACTGAATACCATATCCAGCACTATGCTCTATTACTTTTGTTGCAGCTGCACTACCAGCAGTACCTAATGCTGAAAGTGCTGTCACACCACCACAACCAGATATTATTAGCAAGCTTGCGAATGCTATACAAGCCGATACTTTTTTAAACATTTAATTCTCCTTAAAAATGACAGTCAAGGAGTATGTAAATCTATATCATTCCCACCAAGAATACAACTTTTATCTTCACCCTTGTAAACAAACACAATTGCCCATTGACCTTTTTTAGAATTAATCCACATACTAACTGATGCTAAATGCTTATGCTTCTCATCATGGACTAATCCCGATGCAGCTAATTGCATTTTGTACTGATTCACAACCATATTCTTGATAAAATCTTTAGTATTACAATACAATAAAACCTCATCTACATTTTTCAACTTTTCTGTACCACTTATAGCTGTACTACTACTTATCGTCATAAACAAAACTAAACTCAAGCAATAAATTATTTTTTTCATTCTCTCAACTCAATCGTATTACCAGGATGTGCTTTTTGGATATTTTTAATAACCTCATTATATCCAGCAGGCACTTTTCTTATTCCAAGTGAAACAGGATCACAAATTTCTGAACCACTAATAAGACGAATAACATTCCCCTTATATCCACATCTCGGACATGGTTCTTCCAATGGATTGTTTCTATTAGTTATGGTTTCCATTTGTTCAAAACCATGTGTACATTCACTACATTCAAATTCATAAATTGGCATTATACACTTACTCCTAATGGTATTTCAAATTTTGCTAATCTATTTTTCCACTTCCAAAAAGATTCTCCATGATCTGATCTATGAAGATGCATCCATTGCCATTGATGAACCATCTCATGTGCTAACACAAACAAAAATTCATTTTTATTAATAAAACGATCTGAAATAGAAAGAACAGCATATATTTTTCCATCATATTCTTCAAATGGAATATGCTCGGCATGACAGCCTTTCTTTTGTTTTATTTCTATTTCATGGAATGGATTAATTTCATCTCTGAAAATCTCTTGATTAAATATATTAAACCAACGTGTGATAAGATGTTTCGTTGGGAAAAAGGTTTTTAAATATCGTTTCTCACCAATTTTATTTTCTTTATAAGCTCTGCCCAAGTTTGTTTCGTAACTTCTCACTTCTTGAATTACAGGATTTTCTTTTGAAACGTACATTGAACCTCCTTTCACTTATATCTATGTGGCCTTCCTCCATTCGAGCGTTTTGCATAAACAGTAGGACCTGACTCGTTTCTATTTGATGCAGAAATATCTGCCTTAAAATCTCTAGTCACATCATACTGACAAGTTAATGTCGTACCAAAAAAATTACCAACATACTTTGTCCCATCCCAATTTAATTTAAAATAATGATCGTCCTCATCAACCAAATCAACTTTAATGTGTTTCTCACGAAAACCCTCAACTACTGTTGCTTTATTATCGTATAATTTCTTTCTGCCCGACTTAACACTAACAGTAGTTTCCAAAACACTGCCATCTGATTGAATGCCTATAGCCATTTTATGCTCCTTTTTCTTTATACAAATTTGGCCACACTTCCAATACCAATTTAGAAGTAAGACCCTTTATTTTACTTTTCTTTTTTAACATTTGCATATATAACACTGCTTCATCTGGATGTAAGCTTTCCATAATCTGAATTAAAAGTTGTTTGGTTCGTTCTGGTTTTAACTTTGATGATGCCGGATGTCCTTTTACAAAAATAGAACACTTTGGTATTTCCTGATACAAAGTATTCGCATCCGAACCTTCTGGTGCTTCTTGCACTACATAATCTGGTGTTTCAGATATTGTCCATTGTACTTTTGGATCATATATTCCTCTAAAAAGATTTCTCAATACATCAATATCGACATATTTTTCTAAAACTTCTTTTTTATCTTTTCTCGTTTTAGCTTTTTCAAATTCTTCAATAATTTCAGCAATCGTTATTGTATATGCTGGTACTTGCAGATTAATATTCTTTGTCGTTATCATTAGAAATCTCCTATATGTTCAATTAACATTTTCAACCTATGCTTCACAAAATAATTTAACAAGCCACTTCTATTAGGAGGTGTCTGTCCATTATATTGTTCCATAATATCAAGTACTATTGTAGGAGGAATAAACTCAAAGTCTATCAACTCTTGATTTCTATCCCATCCATGTACCATACCATTATCACAAAAATCTTCTCTATCTAACATCAACCATTTAGCAACTTTCTTCTTAGTAATTGGTTTCTGTCGATTGCCCTCAACAATACAATCATCAGCTGAAAGAATATTTGGAATGCCATCTCCCTTGTCACCACGAATAATATGCTCTTTCAAATAAGCCTCTGCATCAATACCCTTCAACATCTTCCCACGCATAGGAGAATATTGTCTTATCTTCTTATATTTATACAACTGGTTAAAGTCTTTATCACTAGAAACAATTAAAGATGGCTCATTTAAGTCATTATTTGCATATTTAGCTAAAACTGCAATTACATCATCTCCCTCTGCGTGTGGAACTTGAACCACTTTATATGGAAAATTGGCCTTTAATTCATCAGTTATTCTGGCAATCGTTTCAAATAATGCTGACCAATCCATGCCTTGTTCTTTGTCTTGCTTCTCTCTCTGCTTCTTTCTATGGGCTTTATAAAATGGAAAAGCTACCTTTCTCCAACTAGAAAGATAGTCCGTACAGATAACCATTTCACCATATTTATCTTTATATTTTTTACGATATGATCTAACACTATTCAACACTAAATGCCGAATAAAGTCCTCCGAGAATCTTTCTTCATCGGGGACTTTAGATGCCACCATAATACTGCCAACAATTATATTACTGAAATCTAATAAAATCATAGTACCCCATAATCTTGATATTCTAATACTTCAATATTAGTAATAGCATCCATACGAAATGAACGCCACTCACCTTTATTAATATCAAAAACAGGCAATACTTCTTCATTCTGTTTTCGATCAGTATATTTTGTCGCAGGAACTAAATTTTCCTGCAACGTACAATCCATAATACGTTCCTCACCATTTACTTTCGTAAATGTAATTCTCATAGCTTTCTTTTGTAAGTTCTTAATCAAAGTATCTCTTTTCATTTGTTTCCTTTCATTAAATCAGTACGAATGTACTTAATAATATCCCATATCTCTTTATCTTTAAGAGTTTTTTTATGGGCAACCATACCGGTCCCTTTAGAACCATTCTTGATAATCCAAAACATCTGACCAGCAGAAATTTTCTTCATTGTTGCTTTACAGGTAAAGTTTCTTGGATGTGGTTTCAAGACTTTGCCCAATTTGCCGTCGCCTGCACCTGTTTTGCCATGACACATTTTACAAGCTATTGGCTTAGCAGTTTTGTTAAAAAGTTTTTTCCCATTAGCTTTGTTAGCCTTCTTGGTTTTATCTTGTTTAACAAGTGACGTTGGTGCTGATTTTGTCTTTCTTGATTCTGGACATTTTACAGCATAAGCAGAACTGACCACGGCCAAAGTAAATACAACAACTATAAATAAAATAAATTTTTTCATTTATTTCTCCTCAAAAAATGTATCTTCTTTAATATCAGAATCTTCTGAAAATGGTTCTTTCTGTATCTGCATAGATGGTATATCTATATCCATATTAAACTCTTGTACAGAAAACTCTTTCTCAAAAGCTTTCGTAACATAATTTGTACCATCAACAACCATCTCTTTTGTATTAGCCAAATCATTTACCAGAATATCTACATTCTGTTTATTCTGTATCAATAAATTTAAAATTACAACAACCAATACAACAATAATAATATTTTTAAACATTATTCCTCCTTAAACTTATCATAAGTATATTCAACCAATGATCTATCTTCATTTCTAAAGGGTTCTACTTTCGCATCAACATATGGAATTAAATCTTCCATTATAAATTCACGATAATTTTCTTTAGCCACCTCATAATCAGTAGCTTGTTCTTTTAATACTTCAGAAACATTACCACTACGCAAATTTCCTAGATCAGAAAATAAAACAGTATAAAGTACATAGATTATCAACAATGTCATCAATTTCTTAATCATTAGAATACTCCTAATAGTATAGTTTGGGCATTAATACGACCCGTCATAGTTTGCTCTTTAGTTTTCATATGATTCAACTGCTTTTTCAAAGAGCGTTTGTTCAAGACCCCAAGTGCCTCTTGTGGTTTTCTAGCAGTTTTTTGGATTGATGTATCTTCATCAAAATGTTGTATGGTGCAACCCTTAACAGAAAGTCCCCGAATAGCATTGACTGCGTAATATACACCAAATGTTTTATATCTTGTATTATAGACCCACAACTCCTTGGCCCCAATAATTTTCTCTGGATTAACACTAACCAATTTAAGATCAGTAAATTCTTGTTGATACTTTAAACTCTTAATAAGTCTTGTAGCTGATAATGTTTTTTTCTTGCGTGGTTTGCGTTGTGCTGTAGAGTTCTTAATAATACGATCTAAATCATCAACTATTATACCATAGAAGTCCATCATCTTTTTATGATACTTTGGTTTCAAGTGACTCCATGCTTCTACATAATATTCATCATCTTTATTATATACATCAACAAGCTCATTAAAACAATCAACATAAAACGGCCTCATCTTTCGTGCGTGGGCAGCTTTACAACCAATATCTAATAAATGATTATATGGCTCATACTTCATCTTATAATCACTATCAACAAAATCATCTACCTGTCCTTCAATGATTGAAATGAAATCTTCCACTTTACCTTGTAGTCGATCTTGGATACTCAATTTTGGTCGAGATTTTTTTTCGACATCTTTTTTCTCAGAAACATCGCCGTTTTTTGGCAGACTTGGGTCAATCAAGACACCATCAATTACTGGTACAGCTCGTGTCGCACCATCATAGCACTTCATAATATCATAAACTGGTTTAGTCATATCATCCTCTCAATTATTACTATATGTCATTGTGTAGTTTGGTGATTGAACCACCACTTCAGGATACTCAGCTTGCTTAGCCATTTCTCTATCATACTTTTCTTTATCAGTTCCTTCACCTTCTATAGAATCCAACCATTGTTCAAACTGATATTTATCCAATTCATAATCTTCCCATTCTTCTTCAAAGATACTCATTACAAACTTCCTTTCACATTTTTAGAAGCAACTACTTCTTTACAGCTTCCAGAATAATTTATCTCACCACCATTAGCAAGACGAAAAAATGATACACCAACATCAACTACTTTTTTAAACTCAGTACAATTCTTAGCATTATCAAAAGATAATTGAAACTTATGCTCAAGTGGTTCACCTGTTTCCAAGAAAACCGTCACCATAATATAAAGAATGAATTTCATACTAGCTCCTTTTCTCACTTAATATACTACTATTATAGCAAAATACTGACTAAAACACAAGGAACAATATAGTCTGTAAGTTATTGTTTCTAAAGGGGTTACACCATTATCATGTAACCTATTGTAAACAAAGGAGTTACAACACCTTTATTTACTTGGGGTTGGTTGTGGTAATTTCTTGGCCAAATATTCCAGCAAATCTAGCACGCGACAACAGTATCCATATTCATTATCATAAAAAGCAATCAATTGCAGGAGGCGTTTGTTAACCATTTTGGAGGAGAGAGAATCAACTATAGCAGAACATGAATCACCAA